TTTTAATAAATGAAAGCGTATTTATGAAAAGCGATGGTATTGTGGTGATTGCTTTTATTACTAAAAAGCGATGTATATAAAAACAATGGTTGAATCTGTGTCGCTTTTAAAATTAAAAGCGAACACATAGTGTTAAAATGCTAATTTTGTAAATATGGTTTTGTCATAACAAAAGCGGTTTCTATTGAATGCTAATTTCGGCAAACCGCTACCCCGAATTGCGAATCGCTTTCCATCACCACTTACTCTTCTTCACGTTAATCTTCGGCGCCTTACTGGTTTTCGAGGCATTAGGGTCATACGACTGCTCTCCTTCGTCGTCAGAACCGAGATTTTTCGATATTTCCCAGAATTCCTTACTGCCCAGCTTGAATGGCCCGTGCTGTTGTGCCTTATACCAGAAGATTTGGTCTTGTAATTTGTTCGATTTCGCGTTGTTATTGATGACGAGACACTCATAATTCTCGGTACACTGGTCCATGACCTGACAAAAGCTCTCAAATGTGGGGAACATACCCGCATAATTGTCATAGATTCGCTTACGATTCGCAATATATGGCTCGCGGAGGATAAAAACGTAGTCGATATTCGTGCGGAGATTCGGCGGGATACCCAATGGATATTGCATTGTGATGACTAACATGATCTTCCAATGACGGCCGTTCATGAAGAGGAGACGCATCATCACGTCCTTCGTCCATTTGTTATCATACAAGCAGTCATCCAATACAACGAACGTCCTTGGGTCAATGGACGACTTCTTATACGTATCCATTTCTTTTTTGACCTGTTTTAGGACTGCCTTCTGGCGCTTGAGAATGTTCTCAATAATGGCGGTATTATACGCATCATGGATGAATAATTTCGGCACATGGGCTGCGAAAAAACCGTTGCCGGCCTCCGTACCGGAGATGACGGTTCCAATTGGAATATCCTGGTGATGAAACATCAGGTCCTGAACGAGGAAACTTTTACCGGTATCACGACGCCCGATGAGCACGATAACGGGGCCCTTATTTTCATCGGGGCGAAAGCTGATGGCCTTCATATCGAATTTCGCGAGTTCTAAATTCATCTGCTATACCTTTGGTGATACAAACAACGGATATTTTTTTGCGACGGTTTATACGAAGGATGAATGTTATGATGGAAGCCGCCCGTTTAAAAGCAATATAAAACTTCTATCGAACAATCATACTATTCTATTTTAGGAAAATGACGCCGCCATTTCACATTCATTATCGAAAACATAAATATACACCGGATAGGATTGATTCGGTGCTTTTGTATGATATCCAAAATTATATACCCATTTATTCGAGGTTTTTCGACCTCAACGAGACAAATTATAAAGGGATTCAATTGAATCAAACGTATTATTTACAGAATGTTATTGAACATCCTACAAACATTATGGAAGAGACAAGACGTAGTGGCGATAATGTGAGTAATTTTCCCACTTCTCTAAATCATTTAGAAACAGTCATCGGCGACGATCATGGAAATACGACGAATGTCCCGATGTTTGTCAAATATTCGCCTCTATTGGACCCTATACGATATTTGTCTGGGAAATATGAACCGTCGTCGGCGTCGACGTCGGTAAAGTCATCACTTCCTAGATACGACTCAACTCCGGAAAACTGTGAAGAAAAAATGTTGAGTAGGAATAATTCGTCGTATGTTGATGGGTTTTTTTCGTATTTGACAAGTCGCGCACTACACACGCATGGTATTGTTCATGGCTTAGACTACTATGGCAGCTATCTTTGTAAGCAACGTGAGTTTTCAACGAATGTATTTGATGATATCGAATATTTGGCTGACTGTTCCTTTTTTAATACATATGAAAATGAACGTTTTACAATCGATTACTCGCAGTTTGGAGATGATGAATCGAGTATGCGTGATCATAAATGGTTGAAACTCCGAAATAAGTTGAATCCGGTATTAAATAAGCCTATATCGATTCTAGAAGATGTAATTGATTTCGAACCGACGGTAATAACACATTTCGAACCGACATCTAGTATCGACTCCGGAGAAGCATCGGCGTCGGCGTCGGCGTCGTCTCTCGACGTTGTAGAAATACATGTTGACGATTTTGATTCACGAAGCGAAGAAAAAGATTCACGCGTATTAGATAGTACTACTGTTGGAGGTAATAACGTGAGTGAAAGTCGGCGTAACGTACATTCTGACGACGACAGCGACGACAGCGATACATCACAGTCAAATTCATCTTATACTACTATAGACGACGACGAAGACGACGACGAAGACGACGACGAAGACGAAGACGAAGACGGCGGCGAACGCGACAAGAAAATAAGTACCGACTGTGAAAAAAAGAATGATGATAACCGCGATACTGATGAAGACTGTGAAAAGGAGAGCGACAGCGAAATGTCATCTTATACCGATTACAGCGACGACGAGCAGATTATCGTAAAAATCAAAGATTTCCCGATCCAGGCAATTTTACTTGAAAAATGCGTCAGCACGCTTGACCATATTATGATGCGAGACGAATTAACAAAAGAAGAATGGATGTCGCTTTTGTTCCAAGTAATTATGACACTCGTCATTTATCAAAAAATGTTTGCTTTTACACACAACGACCTTCACACGAATAACATCATGTTCGTTGAAACGACCGAAGAATTCATTTACTACTTATATGACGGTCAACATTACAAGGTTCCAACCTATGGTCGCATTTTCAAGATCATCGATTTCGGCCGCGCGATCTACAAATTCCGCGGAGAGCTGATTTGTAGCGACAGTTTTCACCCCAAGGGCGACGCAGCAACCCAATACAATTTCCCCCCGTATTACAACCCAGAAAAACCAACGGTCGAACCGAATTATAGTTTCGATTTATGCCGTTTCGCCTGCGCACTTTTCGACTATTTCATTTATGACCTACACAAGGTAGAAAAGCTGTGTAAATCCGACCCGATTATAAAGTTGGTTGTGAAATGGACAACAGACGACAAGGGGCGAAACGTCCTCTACAAATCAAGCGGTGAGGAGAGATATCCCGATTTCAAACTCTATAAGATGATATCACGGTCGGTTCATGGCCACATTCCCGCAAAGGAAATCCACAATCCGCTCTTTAACGAGTATAAGATCACGCATAAAAAATATAAGAAACACGCATCGATGTCGGCTAAATTCCTGAAAGAAGGTAAAAATACGCATATCTTGATTGATGTTGATGGATTACCGTGCTATTGTGAAACCTCTCTATAAATCACTTATCAATCCTTCTGCTTTTGGTCACGACAACGGCGACTTTCAAGAAACATCGCTCGATGCGCAGGAAGTCCATTCTTCGCGATGAACTCGATATTGCGCATCGTCCATCCCATGCTCGCACCAGAATGCCCGACCTCCATATGATTCTGAACCTGAGTAACGATATCGTCGTGTCCTGCGCTGAACTGGAACCCGTGGCCTTCTGGTGGGCTATACTCTGAGAGATGCTTCCATACGTTGATTTCTTTGGACTTGACTTGTTGTAATTGACCCGCGCGAATGATTGCGCGCATTCCGTCACGAATCATATCTTCTGACCACTTGTCATTTAAATAAGATAGGTCGCATTTGCTAACCGATCTTATAGTAAGAGGCCAATACATGGCCGCGGCGTCGGTGTCGGCGTCGGTCTCGGTGTCCATTTCGACGTCAGAAACAGGTTCTGGCGCAGGGACGATAGTCGGAGTATCAGAACCTGTTGCGGGCATTTTAAATATACGAATGAACCAGCGAATGAATGAATAAATCATAATCATGCCTTTATCTTCAATATAAACATAACGGAATCAATTTTATGTTTATAGTAAAAAATAGTATTCTTATTACTTTACGACGACGACAACTTAAAGAGACGCAACTAACTTATCGAACGCCATTTTTTTGAACACGCCCTTGTTTACTTTGTTTTTGAGCTCGGTATGTTCACACATTTTCGCTTGAGTGATGATGAGCTTTGACAGTTTATCTGGGTTAAGCCGCTCACAAAGACCGACGACAAACCCGATGGCAAGATTTTCGGTTGTATTTGAGATTGTGATGTTGATATGGTTGGGTGATGTTTCCATCCAGTCAATGATGAACTTGATGACGACCCCGCAATCAGGGGTATTCGTTCCACGAGGGCGGATGATGAAATGGTTTATCATATCCGCGCGTAGGTTAGTGTTCAGAAGTCTTATAATTTCGGTCATTGACACGCCCCCAGCATGCGACCCCCTCCGACAACCATTCCAAAATGGAGTAGGATGATTTCCAATCATTACATCATATGTTGCTGCCCCTGCTTCAACGAATTTTATGAAATTGGTATTGAAATTTATAAAGTCCACCCTACTTCCATACGTGTCGTTCATTGCTGGGGAGAAAACCGCCTCTCGAAACTTGAACAGTTGTTGGACTTGTTGTTCCAAAACAGCCAACCTCTCTTTCGTTTCTCTCAGTTCATCACGCAGTTCATCGATAACCCGATTGTCTTCCACAAGTGGCGGCGCACTAGGAACAAGGCCAATCGGATGACCCGGAACAACACCGGATGCTTCGAATACGAGTTTTCCACATTCAACTTTCATAGTTCCATAGCAGCCGGATTCGATTGTTGATAACAATTCTCTCGACATCTCTGATGTAAAGGTGATAATGATGTATAATACTCAATCACATACTATTTCAATCATTTACTATTTCAATTTTATCTCTTCACACCCGCGCCGCGATCTTATCTAGGATGACGCCAACAATAACACCAAGTGTCAAGCTGCCGGATACAAACCCGACAATCGCGGTAATAATCGTGACGACCCATCGTCTGTCAAATGATTGCGGTTTGAATAAACTATCCCAGTCACCAGTTTTATAAACAACAAGTAACATGACGCCGACTACCGCCGCAATCGGTATTTCGTTGATCGCGCGTCCAAAGAATAGACATATGACGATAAAAAGCACGCTCGTTATCACAGATGAAAACTGGGTTTTCGCGCCGTTTGCTAAATTCAGCTTGCTCTGCCCGACCAACACACAACCGCCGAACCCACCGGTCAGCCCTGTAGCAACATTTGCGATACCTTGGACGATACTCTCGCGAAATGAATCGCCTTTAATACCGAGTGCGCTCTCGGCATCCCTCACCATAATCAACGATTCCAATAAACCGGTAAATGCCATCGCAACTGAAAAAGGCAGCATTTTCATAAGATGATCAACGTCATAATTGATTTTACCAGGATAAATACCCTCGATGGAAATAAGAGAAGGTAATTCTGAATCTATCGCACCGTTATCTTTCACGCGGTCAATATTGTAATATTGCGTAAATATGTAAATAAACGCTGTTATCGCAAACATCGAAACAAGACCGCCGGGTATATGGATATGTTGGTCGGTGCTGTGCGTAATTTTAATAACACCGAAAAATGCTATCAACGTAGATATGATCGTGAATAGAGTCGTATTCGCCATTTTAAGCCCGGTGAACCATTTATGTTCCTTATCTTTGAAATTATCGAGTTGATGAACCGCGATAAGACCGGCCAACGCAATCAAAAATCCAGACATGATATGTTTTGGAACATAAGTGATGTACTTGTACAACCCTGTCATCGCCGCTACTATCTGGATAACCCCGCCAGCGATAACCGTTGGAATAATGTATTCTTTCCCGAGTAAGGTGGATACTCCAGCGATGGAAGTGGCTACTGCCGCGGTAGAACCCGAAATCATCGTTGGCATACCGCCGAATAATGATGTAATGAGAGACATGACCATCGTATTTTGAATGCCTGTATTTGGCGACAATCCCATTATGAATGCGAATGCGATGGATTCGGGAATCAATAAGAGCGCAATCGTGAGTCCCGAGAGAAATTCATTCACGAGTAATGTGGGCGATGCGGATCTAACGGCATTCATAATAACGAGAGTTTATATAATATAAACATATTTTCTGTTATTATATATCGATATTGTATAGTCATTTTATTCAAGAATGTTATGCGCCTCAACCAAACGCGATACGATTACCATCGAAGGTACGACGTATGACATCACCGATTTCAAACACCCTGGTGGGAATATTATCAATTACGCGAAGAATTCTCCCGACGCAACCGAAATATTCAACGAGTTTCATTATCGGTCAAGTAAGGCTAAAAATGTCCTACGTTCGCTTCCGCATTATAATGATGGTGATGGGTCAGAAATAACGTCATCTCCTACACCTCCGGTGGAACTTACCCAACAACAGCAAGAAATGACGGCCGATTTCCGAGAGATGCGTGCCACCCTCGCGGAACAAGGATGCTTTGAACCCGACTATATTCACGTTTATTTCCGATTTCTTGAACTCGCATTTTACTTTGGAATGGGAACGTGGCTTGCGTCTTATAATATATACGCATCGATTCTCTCGTTCATCGCATTTAAGACGCGTTGTGGTTGGGTTCAGCATGAATGCGGGCATCTCAGTTTTACAGGAATCCGTGCGTTCGACCGCGCAATCCAGACCTTCACGATGGGGTTCGGCGGAGGCGTTAGTTCGTCCGTATGGAATTCGATGCATCAAAAACATCACGCAACACCGCAGAAAATTAAGCATGATATCGACCTAGATACAACACCATTTGTCGCATTTTTCGACAGAGCTTTTGAAGAAAATACGAATGGTAGAGTAGCCGCACGGTTTATGAAGCGATGGTGGATGCGTTTCCAAGCATGGACGTTTTTGCCCATCGTCAACGGCGTCTTCGTCCATTTATTTTGGATGTATTATCTTCATCCGAAGAAGGTATTTCACCGGTTCTCTTCGGCAAGAACGAGAGAAGTATGGCTCGAAACTGCGTTTGAAGTAATATGTATGTCATTATCCCATATCATCATTCCTCTTATTTTTTCGAATTATGGTGGATATGGCTTGACGTACTCCTATTTTCTTCTGATGGTCGTGAATTATTGGAACTTCATCTATCTATTCGGCCATTTCTCTCTCTCACATACATTTACTGGCGTTATTCCTGAAGACAAACATCTTCTTTGGTTTGAATACGCTGTTCACCATACGGTAAATATTTCGAACAAATCCGCGTTGGTTACATGGGTTATGGGGTATCTAAACTTTCAGATCGAGCATCACTTGTTTCCATCGATGCCGCAATATAAAAATGCGATTGCGGCACCTCATGTTCGTCGATTTTGTGCGAAATGGTCGGAACATCTCTCATATACAGAACATTCCTATTTGAAGGCGTGGTGGTTGATGTTATCCAACTTGAACCGGGTTGGAAAACATTATTATGAACATGGTGTTGTTTATGACGAAGCACCAGCGGCAGCACCAGCACCAGAATCAGAATCGGAATCGGAATCAGAAACAGAATTAGTACAAGACCTTCATCTTGATTAAAATCCTGGTGTATCAACAAAAACTGCCGGCGCACCGCCACTGCCTCCGCTGCCTCCGCCGCTCCCACTACCAATATTTTCAAACTGATTCAATATAAATACGGCTAAAATAGATGAGATACATACTACGATCGAATCGCGAACAAGGACCTTGACTGGCTTTTGATTATCATGATCGACGAACCGCATTTCTATGAATTTCAATAAAAAATACACGATGGCGACGACTGCGCCAATTATTGCTAATTTCGTCGAATTGAACATCACAGTAATCCTGTATGAATGTATATAGTTCTAAAAAGATGTATATACATACAAATTCAATTATTTATTGATTTTTATACGCGCCGCTACGCTGTCTGGAATGCCAACATCACCGGTGGATAACAAATATACATCACACCACCTGCGATTGCTAAAAACGCGAAAGAAAATATGAAGATGAGTAAATCAATCAGAAATATATTGTCATACCATTTTCCTTCGTCTTCGTCGCCGTCCGCCATATTTGTAATATATGGCTATTTTTTATAACTAGACGCTTACGCCAACACCTCAATATCATCCAACAGAGGCGGTGCGTTGATCTCCTGTATCTCATTCAAACTATGAATATCGAGAGTATCCAACCGAATATCATCACCGATCCTTAAACGACCCGAATCACCTTCGTCGTCATCCGCGTCGGCATCGTCGTCATGTGTCATATATTCATTCTTTCTCTCGGAAGCATCCGTTTCAAAGGTTCGCACCTGATTCTCACCAAATGAAATGCCACCGCCGCCGCCGCCGCCACCGCCGTTGTCATTTCCCGTATTTGCGGTGTTCGTTACAGACGATAGTTCCGACGCACCATTTAATTCACCTACAAAGTCGAGTTGGTCGATTATGGGATTACTGCCGTCTCGGTCGCTACCACCGTCTTGGCCGCCATCGCCGCCATCGCCGCCATCGCCGCCATCGCCGCCACCAACCCGATCGCGATGACGTCTTCGACGTGTGCTTCCATGATGCTGGCGGCGCCTCGCCGAGATATTGGCGTCCTCTTCCGAGAGAATAGGCTCTTGTTGAATCACTTCCTCATTTTCTGTAACTTCTACAACATCCTCGATCGTATCTTCTAAATACATCTTGATGAGTTCCTCCACTGGTATATTATCGCGAATCGTATTATAAATACACTCCTTCACAATAATCTCGAACTCGCGATTGTTACGCTGGGTGTGAAGAGGCTGAATCCCTCTCTCGAAGATATAGACGTTGGAATACACCTTTCGCGCAGTATTCACATAAATCTTATGAATAAAATCGGCCAGCTGAGGTATCTTGATATCCACCTTTTTCTGTTTATTACCAACACGCATGACCGTCATACACTTCAAATGAATGATATGAACACATGTAATCAAATCCTCTAAATACCCGCATGTGCTGCGTTCCTTGATTCGCGAAGTCTCTTCCTTGATTATATTGGGGTTCCATTTCGGAACTCTCGAGAGAAGATTCTGAAACGTCATAAGATACTTGTCTTGCTCCTTATTCCCGACACACAATTTCACCGCTTCGTCTAAAATAGACCGTATGCCCTCTTGGATCAGCGGCGTCAATATATTCACGAGTCGAGACGCCCATTCATTCTTAGATTCATAAAGAGAGGTAACCGAATAATCATCCATCGTAATCGTAATCGTAATCGTAATCCTAATCCTAATCCTAAAACCGATATTGACCTTACATAAATGAAATATTTTCTAAACTCAGATTACAACGAAATACAATAAAATGAAGAAAATAGAGTATTAACAATTTTTCATTTCTAAATTCTTTTCGTACCTTATCAAACATAATGAGCAATTCGTAACGGCGAATATCGATAATATCTGGGTGTGTATGAATGAAATCAATAATATCAAGGCCGCAATACCCCTCTTCATATATAGATATAGACAAATCAAGAATTTCTTGGTACTCTTTAGATGTTGGCGGTGTGTCATTCGTTTCGGCGCTTACGCTATCATGCCCTCGTAACAAACTAGGATGTATCTTTATTATTTCGGATAACGTATTTTCACTCGATTTCAATATTTTGCTTGTATCACATGCGTTGTTCGCAAGATATGTATGAAGATTGTTTGTAATCTGAGATGAAGAACCCGGTAGTGCCGGAGGCGGAATGTATATATCACAGAATCGCGAGAGAATAGGTTTCAGCAAACTATCTTTATTTTCCACGACAATGAAGAATCGGGTAGACGAACTGAATAATTCAATACATCTTCGTAGGGCG